ACACACGTATCTTGATCCAAGGTTTATATGGTTTGCAAATTCTTTACGAGCATTGCCCCTAGAGAATTTGTTGCGTTTGTATCTATGTACCTGCTGCTAAGGTATCGCGTAGATTGCTGACGGAAATCGTGCTTATCGCAACAGAGATGAGCGAAGCTGGTAGAGCGACCAACATAACCATCGCGAGCATAAATTGTATAAGATTGGAAGGATCCTTGCTGAATACATATTGTGCGAGTGCATATGCAACAACCGAAGATGCAAAACTAAACACAGATACGATTGCGAGTAGTTTCGAGTTTTGAGCCGAATCTTTGGGGATCAAGGCTGTAAATGTCACAATTGTGACTGTGAACAAAACGACACAAATCGCAAGTGCTATGCTAAACTTCCAGTCCATTCCTAATCTACCGTGTTTTAATTTTAGCGTCTACGTAAAAATTTTAGCATACCACCCCGCATGCTAGCCGAAGAACCTGTTGGCCACACAACTGGTATGCCGGGTGTCGTGACAATAATAGCAACAGCTCCACAGAGAATCAAAATACTTACCACGATAGGTACAAAAAACCGCCGAAAATAGGTGTCTTCTAGCTCCACCATTTACTTTTGCGGTGGTTTTTGTTTTCTCAAGAAGAAGTAAGAATGGCGTCTTTGCCACTGCAATGCTCGCCTGCTTTGCATCGGAAACATGGCGAAACCTGCCTACCTACTTCTTCTTTAGAACGCCTAGTTCGTATATGGAACAAACAATATCCCCGGAACAAGATACGTAACGGTACAAGAAAAAGTGGTATACGTCGAAATACATCTCTTTGGAGTTCTTTACGTGGTGCTATGCGAAAGGAGTTTCAATGCGAGTCGGAGTTCTGTTTGGTAAAGAAACTCGATGGCATTGATCGAACTACACGCGACTCCATGCTTTCGTTTTTCCGACCCGAAAAACCTAAGGAATGGTCCAAAAATCCTAGACAATGGCTCGATAATTTCAATATTGAAGACGTCATGAAACAATATGAAGACGCGGATCCCTCCTTTGAATTTATTGGCCCTGTCCCCATTGATTTTGATACAAAAATTGGCCTTTACGGCAAATGTGTAGTAGAAGAATTATGCAAACTCGATTTGGTAAAGGCCGCCAAATCGGGTAGGAATAAAATTGGCATAGTCTTTAATCTTGACAAACACGATGAACCTGGGTCCCATTGGGTCTGTGCCTACGTGGACATGGTGAAGAAAGAGGCCTATTATTTTGATTCTTATGGATACGAACCACAAAAAGAGATTGTAGAGTTTCTGAAACGTTGCAAGGAACAGGGCTGTGAAAATATCTATTACAATGACATTCGTCACCAACGTAAGGGTTCCGAATGTGGCATGTACTGCCTAATCGTATTAATCTGCCTCTTACACGGGAAACCTTTTTATAACATATGCAAAAACATTATTGATGATGACACCATGGTCGATTTCCGCGACGTACTATATGCATCAGAGAATCCCTCAAAGGACGCAATAGATAAGGCCGTCGATACATTCTGTGTGTTCAAACAATGATATCTGCGTATCTGTGGCGTTGTTTTCTTATGAATCCATTAGAAGAAGGAAAATGTCCACAAAACCGATGTCTCCGAGTCCTTTCTTAAACGGCCCCAATTATCAAACTATTGTGGGTTTCCTGCGACAAAGGTACACACAAAAATTGGGCATGAATGCTCTACCAGAACGCATGGATGTGCGTATTCAGAGGACGGTGCAACATTATATGCAGGAAATCGATCGGGTGCATGTTGGGAAAAATGTTCCGGTTCAGTCAATGAATCAGGAGGTTTTACGAGAAACGACGCAGTCTCTTGATGCCTGGATAAGAAAACAGGAAACGCCAGCAGCCCCTTCAATGACGAGCGTGGGCACACCTTCGCGAGCGGATGAACGAAGCATGATCCCCGTGCCCGAACTCAAACCAGATGCCTTCGACGACGAAGATCCGGTAATTCTGATGCAGCGTATGCAAAAACAACGCGAAGAGCAGGCACGATCACTTGGGTTGAACGGGCCCAAGCTCGAAATTCGCGAGGATTCGCCTTCCGCGATGAATCCTGTGCCACCACAGGCCAACGCTCCGCCACCACAACTAGCTCCAAGACCCCAGGAGTACATTATTCCGCAGGAAGATATTGTCAAATATCGTGAAACGGAACACAATATCTTCTTGACGAGTTCCGATCGCGATTGGTTGCGAAATACGGCGGAAACCCGTTACAATTTCTCTGTGAATTTCAACACGGGTACGAAACGCACAGGCTTTCCGTTTAACGCAGCCTTGCAGGAACGATTTCGAAATATTCAGCGGATTGAATTTGTGAAGGCAATTCTTCCACTTGAATCTCTACAAACACTGCCGCGTGTGGTCACAACCACTACATCCGGTTCTCCTTCTACGTATTCTCTCGACGTTGCACGCGTGATCAATGTATTTTCCCTACCCTTCTTGGGCGTCCGCATTGCCGAGCTGAACAACAATGGATTCAGCACCAATCCTAGCGAGGACAATACCTTTGCCATCGTGCAGTACGACACGACTTGGTCATCGGATTTGGTTTCGCCCGTCACGAACACCAATCAACATGGCCTGCCAACCAATATTCCTCTCACCAAATCGGGCTATTCTGGGTTTATTCCTAAGTTTTTGAAGACGCAGAAAATATATACGCCTACACCTTTGGCGACCTTGCAAAAGCTCTCGATTCGTATCGAGAATCATTCTGGCCAGCTCGTGTCCAACGATTCTGATGTGTGGTCAATCAAGAATATATGTCTCGGTGGATCCGCAGATTATTCCCAGATGAATCCCATTGCTACTGGAATTGCATCGATCTATAGTTACATCGTAAACAGTAACCTCACCAATAACAATTACATCTTCGTGCAGACAACGAGCTGGTTTCCATTTGGTGCGATCGGAGAAGGCGACACAATTCAATTCCAGGACTATGCCTTGACGACCGCAACCTATGGCAACCAAGCCTTTGATTTTCAGAATTTCATCAATCAAAGCCAAGGCCATACAGTCGTGGCGACCGCCTACACGAATACTACGTACACTTCACTGAACGATGGAAGGAACGACCAAGGATACTGCAATGTGATTATCCTACGAAATCGATATGACGATCCTTCGACAGGGTCGACGGTGCGATCGGATAGTGTAGCGTTTGGAGGAAGCATCACACTCGAAAAAGCATTCGTGAAAAATTTCTTAAATACAACCAGCGTCACAAGTCAAACGAATTGCTCACTCATCAATCTGAGCCGACAAACGCACATTGTTCTACGCATCATAACGCGGGAACTCGATTCTTCATCGAATATACGACCCGACAACGTGTAATAACATAGGACATGGTTGTAAAGGCACTTTTGATCATTATCTTTCAGAAAATGATCAAAACTAGCGGACCTAATCAATCACAAATCCTTCAACCAATAGATTGGCATATAGTGATATTCCTTTTCAAGTAGCAAATGTGAAATTCCGTGAATTCCTATGACTGTGGCAAAGAATAAAAGGAGCATGAGAGTACGATATGTATCTAACTTTCCTAGTTTGTACCAATGAACTACGACAAATATAATTGAAAACACCACCAACATACCACTTACGATATGTGCCATTAAAGAAGGATACGTCATTATACAGTATGAACATATTATTCGGGCAAATTGCAATATAGAAATGGATCCGTGTGACAATGATTGCACGAAAATGTGCACTATTTCCTGCCCGCACCCCAAAAAAACGGTTCGGGTTGGCCGACCCTTTTCTCTTTTTCATTATTAGAATGGATTCAAACATAGTTCTTCCCATCGTTATTTTTCTTTTAGGCCTCCTCCTTGTTCTAGTTTGGATCTACAAGAGACCGACGAAAGAGGGGTTTGGTCTAATTGATACCAATAACTCTGAATATGTGCGACAGAGCAGAGCAAAATACAATCGATTTTCAGACGCCACAGACTCTATGAAGGGTAATTTTATCCATTCAGATGACCCCGGTAATATCGCTGCTGCAACAAAGCTCATGAAGGATTCTATGATAAGTCTAAACCCCCTCCCTTCCAGTTATGCAAATACGCTATTAGGCCTTGATATTCAGGAATCGGATTCTGAGCTTGCTCCAGCAAACGAAGTCTATTTAAAAGCAAAAAAATGCGAGGCTTTGAAAACTCGCGAATCCTGCAGGGCTCTCGACGATCCTGACAATTCGGAATGTGGAATTTGTATAAAAGGTGGCTCACCCGTTTCATTTGACAATCCTAACCAGCATATTGGCGGAATGTTGGCCCTTCCGGATGATAAAGCCGACGCCCTTGCAAGCGGTTCCCCCTATCAGCCTTCAATTGGCGAATGTCCCGCTGGGTATTTCTTTGTAGATCGAGCGAGCTGTGAACGTGGTGTGAACCGTCAAGATTGCAAGGAAGCGGGTGAATCAGGTGGATTTCGAGGCGGCAAAACGATTGAAGGAAATGATGTTATAGGCCAAAAATGTGCCCAAGTTCCAAAAAAGGCAGAAGATTACTTTATCTACGAACCCAAAGACCGTACATTCAACGTTGGTCTACGCGTCCTGTCTCCATCTGGAACAGGCTTTTGCAGTGTGACAGTTACGGATGCGAATGGAAAACAAATAGGTACTGGGCAATCACTTACACCAGGGACTGAATTTGTTGTACCCATTCAAAACGTAAGAGAATATGCTGCATTGTCAATTTCTGTTATATTGGAACAACCAAATCGCAAGAAGGGTAACAATGAAGTATTTGGATATTTCCCTTATAATTTTTCAATAGAAGAAGGAACAGCATCCAAACTATGTCAAGCCATAGGAGCCAGTGCAGCAGATTCAGATAGGTTTGGAATGGCAGGCAGCCTTGGCATGCAATCCATGGACTATGGATTGGGTTTAGACTTTTTTGGAAAAGCTATCCAGACAAATGGGCCAGAGGTCGACCGCCAGCCGATTAATCAATATAATACGACTGCAGAAGTAATTATAAAGCACGTATGGTGTTATGGTGTAAAACCTCCTGCGAAAGTGAAACGAAGTGATAAAAATCCACTCGCTCAAGCAAGCACAATCTTACCTTGGTTCAAATCAACGGATGCTTCAAAATCGGATGAATGGTCGCAATTTGGTATAGAATACCAGGCACCATTCGAACGCGGTGTCTTATTACAATGGGAAATGCTCAGTGGAAACGCGAATCGCACAATACCATTCGAACCAACTATTTCAAAGGTCAATAATAAGGGACCATCGGATGTTTCGCAAGACGGATCATCTACATTCAAGAACCTTCGCCAATTCGGAACATTTCAGAATAGCAAAGAGTTTCTTTCACCAAGACCCACAGCCATGTCGAAAATCTTAGTCAATCAATACTGGATTTGGTCAAACCAACCGACAGATCAGATGGTAACATTTGAAGCTCTGGTCCCTGGTATCTTTACAGATACCTATTATGAAGAAGATCGTCTCATGGGATCGATTGGGCCTTTGATAGGTAACCCAAATACGTCAAAACTCTTGGCAACCTCGCCCTGCATGAAACCAGGACAGTTGCCTGGACAATATGGGCTCGAATGTTTACAGAATCTTTTTATTGGTTCAGGTGGTGATATTACGAACGGGAAACTTGTCACAACAAATGGTGGGCTAATGCAACTCAATAAACTAGGAGATATGGATGCAATCTCTCAGTATTTGTCGAATTTGTATGACTTGGCGACAACTGCCAAAGATGAAGATGGAAACAAGGTTAAGGTGAATATCGTCAATGATGCTTCTCAGAAAATGTTTGGATTCGATATTGCGACACCTTGTGAAGATATAACTGAGGATGAT